TGCACTTTATAGATCGGGTTGGCAACCTATTACTAGACAAATAACTGTAAACAGCACTAATGGTACAGCTTTAACTAGTGTAATAAATATTTTTATTACAGCTAATAAACAATTAGAAATTCAAACAGTAGCTGATATTGAAGAAGGTAGTGCACCAACAACTCTATTTGGTAATAGTCCATTTAGATTTATTACTTCAAATATTAGAAGCGGTGAGTATTTACCAAACTATATTGCTGCAGCATCTGATATTCAAAACGCACCTTCTAATGCAAACTTCCCTTTGCTTTCAGATACTTTTAATGCTACCTGGGATTTTAGTTGTGATGCGGCTGAGGCAGATCAACTTGGTGGATTTGAATTTAGTCTAGATGGTATGATTGCTTATTTAGATCCATGTAATATTGAAAAAGGTTTTTCAGCTGTATGCCCGTAATAATATAAAGATATGTCACTAACTAAATGTTCTAATTGTGGGTGTGAGGATAGTTTCTTAACTAGTCCCGCACCATGTCCTACACCAGCAGCATGTCCAACTCCGGAACCATGTTACACAGTTACTGATTCTCAGTGTACAATTTATACTGGTCCTGCAATTGTTTGTAATGGAGACACAGTAGTTCCTACAAATACAGACATGGCAGAAGCTCTACAATTGATTGTAGCATACTTCTGTCCAGCTCCTTAAAGAAGTTACAGTTTGTTGGTTTCTGTGACAACAGCGCAAAGCCCCCGCACTAGTGGGGGTTTTGTTTTATTCTTATATTTGCTAAAGTGAGTTATTTTTAGTATATTAATCTATATAGTATGAAGGAATTTAAAAAGCCTGATGTTAAAGCTCCACGCTTTAGACCAAAGGCCTATAATATTTTTACTAAGAAGTTCTTTGCAGAGTTTAAAAATAAGTATCCCAAATATGCTCACTTAAGTGATAGTGACATAAGACAGATAATAAAAAAGTTTAATAAACTAATGTTTCAAACAGTAATAGACAAAAGAGATGGTGTTCTATTTCCTGAAAACATAGGTTGGCTTTTTATTGGTAGTTGTCAACAAAGTACAAAACCAAATGTAGACTACGGTAAGTCACATAAGTATGGTGTAACTGTTACAAATAAAAACTGGGATACGGATGGTAAACTTGCTAAGATATTTTTTACAAGTTATGCATTAAAGCACAAGATGAAGAATAGAGAATATTGGTCTTTTATTGCATGCAGAGAGTTTAAAAGAACTGTTTCTAAAACATACCCAGAAAATTGGAATATGTACTTAGCAGTAGATTCTAAAAATAAACTTCGTGAAATGTATCAAAAAGCTTTTAAAAAATATGTAGGTAAAAGGTTACAGGAAAAGGGCTTAGAAACTTATAATGATTTTAACCTATGACAACAATTGGTGAAGCAGTATCCAGAGTAAGAAATGTTCTTAAAGGTGTTAGGGAAGATGCTTTCTTGACAGATAGAACTATATACTATTCTATTTTAAAGTATGCTAAAGCTCTTATTAAGAGAGAAGATAATCAGTTTAGACTCATGAGAATGAGTTCTATCTTTCAAGTACTTCCTTATATTGAGTTAATAGATGTAGATAAAGTAGAGGCTGGATGTGTTGGTGTATACTCTGGTTGTTACTTTAAAAGATCCAAAGATAAAATTCCTGGTATTTTAAATGGAATGTTTGGTCCTATTATACGTACTACATCTTCAATTGATGGTACTATAGAACTGTATAGAACAGAGCCTGGTACTTGGATTTCTATGACTAAAACTACTACATTCAAATATAACAAGAATAGATACTTCTGGTACTTAAATGGTTATTTATATTTTCCAAACATTGATTGGGAAGCTGTAAGAATGGAAGCAATTTTTGAAGGTACTGTAGAAACCTGTACAACAGATGATTGCCTTATAAAACAAGACCAGGATATGTCAATACCTGAATACTTGTTTGCAGAGGTAGAACAATTTGCAATTAAAGAATTAAGTGCCATGCTTCAAATCCCTCAGGATAATTCTGATGATAGTCAAAACTTACTTAGATAATGGACTTTAATTACACACTCAAATATAGAACGTTTGATCAGTTGTTAGAAGATGTAACAGTTGATTTAAACAGCTTTGCTCTAGAAAATATGATAGAGCCTCAGCAATTAATTAAAGTTGCTAAGAGAGTTTCATATGAACTTGGTTTAAGAATCAATCAAACTAAAGAAGTTTTATTAGATGTATGCCATGGTAAAGTAAAATTACCTGATGATTTTTATACGTTTAATTTTGCAGCAGTATGTGGAGAGTTTGTACAACAAGTTGGCTATGATGGTTGGATGGGTGGTACAAACATTCAAGAAGTACCTTATGTTGAAACTCCTGGTCATGTAGATCTATGTGCTCCGGCAACAGTAAATTGCTCTACATGCAATGCAAATCCATGCAACCATACTGCAGCATGTCCAGACAATACATGTCCTGCTACATGCGCTCCAAATGTTATTCCAACTGAATATGATCCTCTTAATCCTTATGGTGATACATGTACAAGACCAAGAGTCTTTATGAACTGTAAAGGAGATAAGTATGAACTAATTCAAGTTATCAATCAGTCTAACGTAAAAGTTTGGAAAAGTCTTATTCCTTTAAGAATGAAGGCTAGTCAAGAAATAGAATGTGACTGTCCTAACTTATATTATAATACTCATAATGAGGGTTGGATAAAAGGGGGTTATTTATTTACAACTTTTGAAACAGGTACCGTATACCTTAATTACCAAGGACAACTAGAAGATGAAGATGGTACTTTACTTGTACCAGATCATGATTTACTTAATGAATATTATGAGTATGCTCTTAAGCAAAGAATCATGGAGAACCTTTATATGAATGGAGAAGATGTTGCTCAGAGAATGCAGCTTGTTGAACAAAGACTTAAGATGGCTAGAAACAATGCTATGAGTTTAGTTAACACACCTAACTTTAAAGAACTGGAACAAGTTTGGTTAATGAACAGAAAAGCAATGTATGGAAGATATTATGACATGTTTAAGTCATACGAACCAGCTAATGCTTTGAGAAGAAGATTAAATTCAGCAAGATTGTTTTAACCATGGCTAAAAACAACATACAAGATAGTTCTCAAAGAACAATAAATACATTTGTAAAAGGTCTTAACAAAGATGCTGATCCAACATATGTACAGGAAGGCATGTGGACACATGCTAGAAATGCAGTAAATAATACTGTTGAAGGTAACTTGGGTACATTATCTAATGAGTCTTCTAATTTTGTATGTGGTATAAGTGGGCAAACAATGCCTGCTACAGTTACTAACATATATATTATTGGAGCTATTCAACTTTATTCAGACAAGTGGATAATATATACAGCAGGTCATAATGTTTTAGGTCAACCTGTAATGTCTGAGATTGGCTTATTTGAAGAAGATAGGTGTATGTATAGACCTATTGTACAGGATGCATGTTTAGGCTTTGATAAAAGATACTTAGTTACAGGAGCTTCTAGAGAAAAAGAAGATTGCTCATGGCAAGTATACTGGGCTGATGGTAATAATCCTGATAGATTTTTAAATATAGGAGATCCACTAACTTGGCCTGATTATACAGCACAGTGGAATGGAGCAGGTCCTTTAGTTAATTATTACACTTATCCGTCTGGTCATCAAGAACTTTGGCCAGGAGTAGCATGGAATCAAGACTGTGATGTTATAACAGACTGTACTGATAATTCTCCTTTATGTGCTCAATGTGAAGATATAAATTCTCTTGATTGTGATCAAATAAGATTAGCAAGATTAATGGAAACACCATGCTTAAATTTAAAGCTTGGTAATGAAGGAGGAGAACTTAGAAACGGTAGTTATTTTGCAACTATTGCTTATGCTATCAAAGGACAAAAAGTATCTGATTATTTTGCTCCTAGTAACGTTCAGCCAATATGGACTGAGAATGCTGTAGGTGGATCTTTAGTTTTAGAAGTAGAAGCAGATTCAGAAAACTTTGATGAGTTTATTTTAGTCATGGTTGTTAACGTAAGCAATACAGCCTATGCTAAAAAAATTGGTCTGTACTCTACTAAAACTTCAGTAATTGCATTAGACCAAATCAATCCTTCTTTAGATGCTGTTCCTCTTAGCATCATTCCTATACAGACTCCTGTATTTGAAAAGTCAGATCAGATTACAGAAGTAAATAATTATTTACTTAGAGTTGGTCCTACCACAAGATTTGATTTTAACTATCAACCTTTAGCAAATCAAATTAAAGCTAAGTGGGCTTCTGTAGAATATCCTGCAGATTATTATGTAAATGGCGGAAGCAAGCCTAGTTATTTAAGAGATGAGGTATATACTTTCTTTATCCGCTGGATATATAATACAGGAGATAAATCTGCTTCATATCATATTCCGGGTAGAGCAGCTCAATCTTATGACATATATCCTTCAGAAACAGATCCACTTATAGATAAAAATTCTTTACAAGTAGATGATAGGGTATTTGAAGTATATAACACAGCTTCACAAAATCCCGGAATTCCTTCAACATTATCTACAACAACTAATGATGGTGGGACAGTGATTGCTGTAGGTGAAATGGGATACTGGGAATCAACTGAAGTATATCCTACTACTCAGCCAGAAGTTTGGAATGCAAGTTGTCATTGTTGGACAGGAGTTCCAATTGATCCTGCAACAAACAAACCAATTTCAAACCCACAATATGATTTATGTGGTACACCAATTAGACATCATAAGTTTCCAGATAACTTATTGACTGACAATACATTACACTTTAAAAGAAATCCTAACTCTTTGTCTGATCCAAATAATCTTAAGATTAGACTTATGGGTGTTTACTTTGAAAACATTGCATACCCAAAAGACAATCAAGGTAGAGACATACCGGGTATTGTAGGATATGAAATATTAAGAGGTTCAAGAGAAGGTAACAAAAGTGTTATTGCAAAAGGGTTAGTTAATAATTTTAGAACATATGAAATAAAGGGTAATGGTACAGGGAACTCTCAATACTATTCTAATAGAAAAGGTTTATATCCTAACTATCCTTTTAATACTATTAAACCATTTTATAACTCAACAGATTCTACAGATCATAACTATAGTTATAATGATCCGTTTATTAAAATACCAGACCCTGATGATAAGAAAAAAGTAATCAATCAGGGAATGCCTAAGGAGCTTATTACATTTCACTCTCCGGATTTAATGTTTAGAACTCCTTTCTTATCTGCTAGTGAACTTAAACTGTATGGTTATTTAAGAGGTAGAGCTGACCAAAGATTTATAGAACCTAATAAGCATCCTAAGTTTAAATTACTTTCAGATGCTACATTGTTTCCAGCATTCCTTACAGGATTAGTTGAAGCTGCTTTAGCATTAACGGGGACTAGAACATATAATACACCTAAAGTAGAATCAATTAATCCAGTCTTATATTTTCCAAACGTTCCTCCTATACCAAGTTCAACAACTATATCTGCTGCAGCACAAACTTATGAATCTGCAATTACAACTTATTATAATAATGGTGGATTGATTCTTGATGGTTTAGCTAATATTGTTTCGGCACCTACACCTGGTGATACAATACAAGATGCTTATGCAGTAGCTTTAAATGCAAACGCAGCTGCAGGGGTAATTGCTCCATGGAATACAACATATAATGTTCAGATGCCACCGTGGGCATATTTAGATCCAGTATCTAAATTTCTTTATGGTACATCTTTCTTTGCATATTATTTTACAGAAGGTTTTGATACAGCTTTGAATATTATTAAAGCTGCTATACCTTATACTCAGTATGCTTTGCAAATGATATCATATGGCTTTTACTCAGATATGAGAAAGCCAAGTTATTATGATACTTCAGATAATAGACTGTTTAGATTCTCTGTAGAAGATCAATTCTATATTAGAAACTCTGTACAAGAGGTACCATACTATCAAGGACAACCTAACAGTTATAGTATTAATAATCTTCAGAGACAATCTACTGTAACCCTTAGAACAAAAGCTGGTCCAGAATATAATGGTAATAAAACTACTGGTCCAGACTTTATTAAAGAAGCTGGTCAGTTTGTAGATCAATCGTTAACAACTATTGGTCATATCCAACAAGATGGTGTAGTCAATCCAAATACTTTAACACAGTTATCAGCTTCCGGATTAAATGTTCCAGATTTTGTTAATCCAGATATTCCATTTGGAATGCCTATTGCAAGTCATTATGCTGCAATAAAAAATAGAATTAGAAATCAGTACGGTCAATTGGATGGCATCAAACAAATTATAATATCACCATGCGAACAAAAGATTGATTATACAAACTTACCAATTGTAGGACCTTATGTATGTGATGGTATAAATTATACTACAAAAAAAATACCTATTACTCCTATATTTTTTGGTGGGGATACTTATATTAATAGATACACTGAAAAGAACAACATGTTCTTTTTCTATGATTGGTTATATAATAGTCAAGATGGTATTGAGTTTAATTATCTTTTATATCAACAAATAAATCAACCTAGATTCTGGGCTAACTCTAGCTCTTTTGATTCATCAGATGCTACTCCAAATCTTTCAGGTGGTGGAGCACCTACAGTAGGTACAGGATGGAAACCAACTAAGTTTTATAATTTAGATTATTACAATGATCCTGCTATTGGAGGACCTAATTTCTATGATTATACCAATGATACTACTAATGGTCCATACCCAGGATTCTGGAGAGCTAAAGAAGCATACTTCTATTTAGCTTCTTCTTCAGTTATAGACTTTTTTGTAGAGAGTGACGCTATTGTAGATTTCAGACAAGCTGGAGATTATGAATGGGAAAAACATTATGATCCATACAGATATACAGATCTCTTTAGAATGTTTGAAATGGATCCAGCTAGTATTACTGAAAACAATTTATATAGATATGATTACTCATTGAGTATTTCTAAAATGTTTTCACAGTATCTTACATCAGGTAATCTTCAAAGTAGATATTATGATCCTGAGATATCTAAACTATGTTATACATATTATCCAGATAGAATATATTATTCTTTACCAACACAGTTTGAATCTTTTAAAGACAGTTGGTTTATATTTTTAGTAAACAACTATAAAGAGTTTCAAACACAAATTAGTGGTGTTAAATCTATTAATAAGAGCGGTCTCTTTATCACATTTAAAAATTCTAGTCCTGTTATGTATCAAGGTGTAGATACCTTACAAACAGACTTAGGAACTAAAGTAACTATAGGTGATGGTGGATTATTTAGTCAGCCTCCTCAAGCAGCAACAAATGCTGATAGACCTTATGAGTATGGATCATCACAGAATAGATTATCTGTTATATCTACACCTGCAGGAATTTATTATGTATCACAAAATCAAGGTAAGATATTCCAATATTCCGGTCGGTTAAAAGAAATATCTCAAACAGGTCTTAAGTGGTGGTTTAATTATTTTATGCCTTATAAGCTTACAGAAGATTTTCCTGATTATCCATACAAAGATAATCCAGTAGCTGGTATTGGTTGTCAAGCTTTATATGATAATGACAATTCTGTAGTATACTTTACTAAAAAAGATTATAAGTTAAAACCAGAATACGTGGGTTTAACAACTTATGTACCTTTAGATAGTAGAAAGCAAAAAGACTATTTTGTTGTAAGTACTTTACCAGGTTCTACATTTTTACTTGGAGATCCGTTTATTTTTGATGATGCCTCATGGACACTAAGTTATGATCCTAAAAATGACTTCTTTATTTCATTTCATGATTGGCATCCAGATTTAACATTAGCATCTAAAACTACTTTCTTAACTATTAAGAATAATGGTATTTGGAAACATAATTTTATATGTAATGATTACTGTAACTTCTATGGTCAGAATTATCCATTTGAAATAGAGCTCCCTGTAATCACAGGACAGACTATTACTACTATGAAGTCTGTAGAATATTTGTTAGAATCTTATAAAAGAAATCAAAATAATTGTGTAGATCAATTTCATGTGTTAGATTATAATTTTGATAAAGCTGTAATCTACAACTCAGAACAAATCTCAGGATATTTAAATCTTAACATTTATCCTAAAAACAGCATTGCCCTAACTCAACAATACCCTAAACTTAATCAATCTAACTTACAGTCATTTGATATTCTTTTCAGTAAAGAAGAGAATAAGTATAGATTTAATCAGTTCTGGGATATTACTAAAGACCGTGGAGAGTTTCCTATTGGATCAAACTATCCACCAACAGGACCTGTGATTCCTGGTACTACTGTACTTCAAGGTAACTATGACGAACAACCTTTATGGTTAACATCACCTAATGGATATACTAGAGTAATAAACTCATTAGCTGTAGATTATAACAAACCTGAATTACAAAGAAAGAAGTTTAGACACTATCTTAACTATATCAACCTCTATAAAGAAAACTCTGGAGATGTAAATATGATAGTTAAGATTATAAATACCAAAAGTCAAATATCTCTTAGATAATGGAAGAATTCTTTAGCAAGTTTACTCAGAAAGGTTTATCTGGTGGGCCTAATGAACTAAAAGCATTTACAGAAGGTTTTATTACATCTTCTGAAGGACAGTGGGCTTATCCAGGAATGAATACATTAATTCCTAATGCAGGTGGTAGAATCACTATGCAAGGGGTTAACTATCCTGTCTTAGGTATAGATGACTTAGGTAATGAAATGATGATGCAACCAGGAGAAGAATACCAGTTTCCGGGAGACTCAGTATATGAAATACCTATGAAAAAAGGTGGTCTAGTAAAGATGCCTAAACTTACTAAGAAGAATAAAAAATCTTATAATAAGAAATTTTCTTCCAGTGTAGATGCAACAAGTAGGTTATTTACTAAGAGTGAGTTATTTACAAAATCTAAATCTAAAAAGAAAAAAGTATTTGATCCTAATGCAAAATACCAAGACGGTGGTATGACAGATCAAGAAAAACTTGATGCTGCAAGAGGAATGATGAAAGCTAGATTAGCATATGCTCATATGCATGGTAATCCGGCTGCACAAAGAATGATAGTAGCTCCTGATCAACCTTATCAATTTGACAATGGTATGAGTGGTACTCATTATATGGCATCTATGGATAATTATGCAGTACCACAGATTCAAGATATTAATGGGCAACTTATGTTAGGAGACTATGGTCCTGAGTCTGCAGAAGCTATAAGATTTGACAATCCTGAAGATGCAGAATATTTTGCAGAACATTACAAAGAAGTTTCTCCAGCATTTGAAGAAGCTGAACTTACAGAAGAAGAAATAAAAGAATATAGAAGAGGTGGATGGATTGTAGAGGAAATAGATACATATAAAAAAGGCGGTGCAGCTTCTCCATTAGATCTCAATCCAGAGACTATGAAAAAATATAGAGAGATTCTTAAAGTTCAAGAAAATTCTCTTAAGTCTGGATATAGAAAAGCTGAAGATAAATGGTATCCTCATAAAAGTCCTGAAGGTGGTAAAGATACAGTTGGATTTGGTCATAAACTTATAGGGCCAGATGCATATAAATATACTAAAGGTTTAACTACAAAAGAAGCTGAGAACTTACTTGATTCAGATATATTAAAACATCAAACTGTTGCTAAAAATCTAATAGATACAAAATACGGTAAGGGTACATTTGATAGTCTTCCTCAAGATTCTCAAATGCTACTTGTAGATTATGCATATAATGGTGTATTAAATAGTTTTCCAACATTTACAGATGCACTTGTAAAAGGAGATAAAACTACAATGTTAAAAGAGTACAAAAGATATAGTGGTAGTAAACTTTTAGGTGAAAGAAATAAATGGACTAGATCTGTAATTGAAGGTTCAAACGCTGGAACAGCAAAAACAAATACTCCTAAAACATTACCTGCAAAAACAGAACCTAAGCAACAACCTGTAAAACAACCAGTTAAGAAACCAATTGCGCAGCCTAAATTTAGTAGCAATGAAACTTTTTCATATGACTATAGACCAGATGCTGTGTATAGAGTAGCAGATAGTGGAGACTGGTATATTAATACTGGTAAGAATACTCACAATGAGTTTGTAAAACTTAATGACCCTACGGGAAAAAGAACAGAAACATTAAGAAAGTTTGCTCACATAAATGAGGTACCATTAGATGAAATTCTCAATAGAATAAATAATTCAGGTAATTACGATCTTAGACAAGATATGGGTTATTTCCCTGAATAGTAAACAATTAAAGTTTAAATAAGTAATTTTAATTTAGTATATTTAGTTATAGACCTCACATATGAAAAAAAGAGTCAGACTTTACAAAGCACAAGAAGGGATGCAAGTCCAAGATCCTCAGCAACTTCAACAGATGTTAGTTGCTCAAGTTCAATCAGATAGACAACAAGGTATTCCTGTAGAAGAAACTGTGTATAATATATATAACAGTTTTAAAGAGATGTTCAATAATCCAAAAGAAGTACAAGAGTTTGTAACTTCTGTTTATGAAGCTATTGATGCTCAGGAACAACAAATTAATCAGCAAATGCAACAACAACCTGAGAATTCAGATGTGGTTGATATGCAAGATCAAATGGCTGCACAAGATGAAGCTGGTATGCAAATGGCACAAATGGGCGCACAAGTTGGTAACCCATCCTACTTTACAGGTATTGATGCTTATGTTCCACCAAACTATATGGATATGATGTCTAACCCAGCATTTGCTTTTGGAGGTCAGAAATCTAAATATGTAAAGCAACAGTTAGCTCTTGCTAAAAAACAAATGGGTGGGCAAGAAGAAGCTGAAACCAGTGGTCCAGATGAGATTGGTCAAAATGAAAGAAATCAAAGACTTAAAACTTTTGTAAGTGGTTTGAAAGAAAAAAGTACTATGGCTAATGTTAAAAAACAAGCCGAGCAAGAATATGAGCAAATGATGGCTCAAGCTGGTGGCCAACAAGACTTTACGCACTATACACATGGGGATACAGATATTTTTCATGATCAAATGAATTATCTTACACAAGCCCAATATGGGGGAATGACTTCTAAGCAGCAAAGACAGTTGCAAAGATCTATGAGTAGAATTCCTTTTGGTGCTGTACCCACTACTCCAGTATCTAGTATTGATGTAAGAAAATCTGGAATACTTGGTAGACCAAAAGAATATACTATAAACTTTGCTAGTCCATTACAAGCTATTGGTGCTCCAGGAGGAGCCGCAGCATATGGTTACGGTGTAAATCAATCTACTACTAGAAGAACAGAAGGTAAAAAAGGTACAGTAACTATTCCTGGTACACCAGCAGAAAATAAAAAAGAAGTTGAAAAAGCTGAAGAAACAACTGGTAACACTACTACAGGTGGAACAGGTGGAACAGGTGGAACAGGTAATACTAACACTGGTGGTGGAGAAGATAATACTATTGTAGAAACTCCAAAACCAGCAGAAGGCTCTAACTTCCAATATATTCCAGGAAGACCATTTGCGTATACTAAATCAGCGGATGGTAAATCATGGCTATATAAAAAAGAAAATGATTCCAAATGGAGCACAGTAACTAACCAAGACTCATTAGCTATACTTAATACAGGACAATCAAAATCTGCGCAATTGGTTACTCTAGCAGATAAACCAGGGTATTACTACAGAAGACGTAATGATGGTTCTTATGTTAAGTTTAAAGGTGATCCTGTTAAACACTACGAAGGTAAAGCTCCTATTAAATCCGGTGATAAAACAATGGTTATTAAACCAGGAGACAAAAACTATGATTATCTAGATAAAAATTCTACTTGGAATTTAAAACCTTACATTCCTAAAACAGCTGGTAGTAAATCCGACTTAGGTAAATATGGTCAAGGTTTAGTGGACAGTATGTATCCTAATACACCAACTCCTGAACTTAGTCAAGAAGATAGAAATAAACTAGCTCTTGAAGAGGCTTTTGGATATACTTCAGAAGAAGAGAAAGAATATCAAGATCTTCCTTGGTATGAAAAAATGTTTACAGAAGATCCAAGAAGTCAATCAGAAAAATATATGCCTGGTTATGTTGATGCTGGTGAGTATGGTTTAATGCCTACAACTATGATAACGTATCTTCCTGGGGCTGCTTTGAATGCTTTGGAAAGTGGAGCAGCTGCACCAAACTTATTAGGTGCTGGTCAAAAAATGCTTAATGCAGGTCAGGGTATGTTAGGTGCTGGGGCTCAAAGAGCTGCGCTTAATCCTGGCCCTACTCAACAATTATTAAATGCAGGACAGACTTGGAGAAGATTAAATCCTCCAGCAGGTTTTCAATATAAAATGCCATTTGCTGCAGGAGGTAATGTAATGAATCCAGGAATGGATATGTATGGCAATCTACAAAGATTTGTATATGGTGGAGGAGATGACCCTTCTATACCATTTATTAGTCAAGCAGACATGAACTATACTAATTCTAAAGATACTAGTGATGCCTACTTTGCATATGGGGGTATGACTCAATATCAAGATAAAGGAGAGGTAGATGAAGGTTCTAGTTATAGAGCTCCTAATCCTACAAGTGAAATAAATCCGGCTACCGGCAAGCAATGGACTTGGGAAGAATGGGATGCTCCTGGAGGTCCTGGCGCTAAAGCTCTTGAAGAACAACAAATAAAAGGAGAAAGAGAAAATGAAGGTTTTGTAGTAACTAGAGGTGATAAAGTTATTGATCAGGTTAATCCTTTGTATCAATCTGATGCTAGATTTCAAAACTTATTTCCTAATTATCAAGTAAATCCAGCAACTAAACAACAAGGGCAAACACAACAATCATTAACAGGCTTTGGCTTGAACATGGCATACCCAGGTATGTTTAATAGTGGTGCTATGATGCCATGGTATGCTGGTTCTTGGAATAAAGTTACTAAGGGTCCTTACGGTGCTGATGGTCAATCATTTAATATGCCGGGTGCTCCAGGTGGAAACATTTCTAAAATAGATGTAACTAAGTCAGGTTTAAGAGGACAACCTAAGAAGTATTCTATTACTTACAATAACCCTAATCAGTTAGCACCAAGAACAACTACTCCAGGTACAACTACACCTGCTGCTAAACCTGCAGATGCAAAATCAGATCCTAAATTTTCTAATACTGAAGGTTTAGGTTTTCGTTCAGCTAGTGCAATTAGAAGAGGGGAAAGGCAAACTGATAGACAATTAGAAAGAGGGGAAAGAAAATTTGGTACTGCTGAAGAACAAGCTAGAGAATATGAAAGAGCTAATCCTATGCAAAGAATGGCTATTAACCCATTAAATCAAATGAGAGTAACTTCTAGAGCTAATCAAGCTCCTATGAGTAAAATGCCTACTTTACCTGCATTTGGAGGTGGTAAATTAAGAGGTGCTCAGTATGGTGGTTATATGGAAAATGGTGGAACACCTATTGATCAGGATGAAAGATTTGAACCACTACCTGCTAAAACATTAGCTGATCTAAAACCATTAGGTCAACAAATGATGATGGATAGTAGACAAAAAATTGCTGATGAAGCAAACTTTGCTCCAGAAGAATATACTGTTGACTATAAAGTAAAGAATGCTTTTAATGTAAACAAGCCTATGGCTATTAGTGCATTTAACACTGGTGTAAATAAACTAGCATCTTTTTTAGGTAGAAGACAAGAAGAAGATTTTCGTCCTTTAACTCAAGAAGAAATGGTTGGTACAACTGCTAGAAGACAAGAAGGTTTGTATAATGAGTATGGTGATTTTAAACCAGACAAACAAGCTAATCTACGCAGTGGTTTATTCTCTAAGTATGGTGGATCTACAATAGGTGATGAACTAGAAATGACTGATGAAGAAATAGAAGAGTTCTTGGCTAATGGAGGTGAGTTAGAATTTATATAATTTTACAAGATGTTAAGAAGAGTTAGAATAAAAGCAATTCCTAAAGCTAGAACTGGATACCAAGTTCAAGGATCATTAATGAATGATATTTCTGCTTGGGGTGGTGGTGACTATGCTGAACAGTCTGGTATTCCAGAACCTAGAGTTAATCAATCTCTTACAAGAGTACCAAGAGAAGAAGCTAATCTAGAGGCTGAAGGTGGTGAAACTGCTGTAGTAAATACAGGTAATATACCTGCATTTTATAATATTAAAGGTCCTAGACATAGTGAAGGCGGTGTTCCATTAAATCTTCCTGATGAAAGTTTTATCTTTAGTGATACTCAATCTATGAAGATAAAAGATCCGGCAGCATTAAAAAGATTTGGATTAAAACCAAA